TGATGATAAAGCAAAACAATACGTGACAATAAACGATGATAATAAACAGTCAGCATATTTAAAAAATACATTGGACGTTGAAAGTGAAAGTGATGACGCTAAAAGTGATAGCATTGATAGTAATAGCGCCGACGATGATAGCAATAGTAGTGACAGTAGCGATTAATGTTTGTTTATGGCGTTGGCAGTGTTGGTGGTTTTTGTTTATTTAATGCCATAATTGATTCATTTATGGACGTTATTTGTTCTTCTAACTGACTTACTGTATTTTCAGACAAATTTAATGTTCCAATTTGTGTTTCCAGTCCGCTAAATTTTTCTTGAAGCTTGGCAATTTCTGCAAAAAATGCTTCTATTTTTTCATTTAATTTAGCCATTAATGCATCAATTTGTTCCATATCAGCTGTACCACCTTTTTGTACATTTTTATTGTTATTGATGCGGTCAATTAATTTACTGTTGAAATAAATTGCGTTGTCAAGATTGACATTTTTATGTTTCGCTAGTTTGTCAATTTTTGATTTTAAATATTTGTAATATATATTTGCCATTTCGTTTGTTTGCATTTGTATAATATTGATTAATGTAAATAATTATTTTATTTTTTAATTATTTATCAATATTTTCATTTATTTTATAACTATAATATATTATAACATGGACAAATTAGCAGCCCAACAAAAGCTCGCGAAATATAAGACAAAATTAAATGAACTTAATATGATTGGTGGCGACATCGCAAAAAAAAGTTTATATCAAGAACGCATTAAGCATTATGAAAATGTGTTGTCAGGTGGTGATGTTGATTCTGATATGAAACAATTAGATAAAATGTTGGAAGATCTATTAGTCGAGTCAGATGGTAAAATAGATATTCTGAATACGGCAATTTCTAATGCTTCAAAACGCGTTGAAGAAGCAGCAGCAGCAGCAGCAGAAGCAGCAGCAGCAGCAGCAGAAGCAGCAACAACAGCAACGGGAAGTGAGAATGAACTGAAAAAAACACATGTGGAAGCACTTGATGATCAACAACAAAAGCATAATGAAGAATTGGCTAAAAAAGACAATGATATTTCGGAGATCATAAAGGGATCACAAGAAAAACTTAAAAAAGTGATTGATGCCATTAATATAAAACTTGATGATGCAACGACTAGAGCAGAAAAAATATCTTCGTCAAATGCAGGAGCAGGAGAAGCAGCAGAAGCAGCACCACCAGCACAATCAGTACCACCAGCAATAATATCTTCGTCAAATGCAGGAGCAGAAGAAGGAACAGGAGCAGAAGAAGGAACAGGAACAGGAACAGGAACATGATCAAGCGCAGCAGCAGGATCAGGCAATGATGGTGAAAATCCATAAACAAAATAATTTTTTAAGTTAAATCAATAAACAAATATTGTTTTATCATATAAATATAAATGAGTGACGGAAAAATACCGTGGTATGCCATAGCCATGTTAATCGACGTATTAGGTCATCGTAAGATAGATGAATTGAGGCGCAAAAATATAGGACGCAAAAATACAGAACGCGATATAATTGATAATGATTCAGATGATTTGGTGCATAATAATTCATCGTCTGATGTAATTAACGTGGGTAAATTATTGATAAGTTATAACAAAGGGAGAAACATCATAAAATATTTGCTCGAAAAATATGATATGGTTACATATTTGGATGACATAATGCCAGATATTTCACAATATTTATCAATTGAGGTACCAAATAATAAATTGATAGAAAATATTTTCAGCAAATTAATAATTCTTGTTAAAAATGCGGATAAGGTAAAAATAAAATTATTAGATTATGAAAGTCACATTGATTATCTCGGATATGTTGCGTACAATAAAAGTAAAACATTGACGGGGGGAAATAACGGCGACATTGAATTTATAAATGAAAAATTGGTCGATGTAAAAAAAATAGAGGATATGATGAATAAATTTAATTATAAACCGTATGATGTCATTAAGAGGTCACCCATAGAAAAATTTGTCGGAAATCAGGTTAGTGTAAAGTCAGTTTATGATACTGACATTAGTAAATTAAATAATGATCCAATATATGACAAAATGATAGGAGAAATCATGAAGGAGTCAAAAGATATGGAATATAGTGCTGTATCGTTTGAAACTATTGATATAAATGCAATAAAAAGCAGTATAATTGATAAATTTTCAAAAATAGAAAACGATGTTGATGTATTCAGAGAATTGTTAATTCCCGATGAAAATTATTTGAACAAACTACAACACCACATCGTGCAACCATTAGCTGTACCATATAGTGATGGAGATATAGAAACAATAAAAGACGTCATGAAAAAATATATAAGCACTTTAATTAATTACGAACCACGAATTACCCATGAACAAAAATTAGAAATGGATAAAATAAAACCCATGCACGGCGGAAATTTATACGATAAAAATACAATTGACGCATTAATTGCAATGCATAATTCAATTGATTCGCTTGCAAATGAATATACGGACAAACTTATTGATAACAATATGGAAAGGACAAAATATGATATTTTAATGAAAGATAAATGTTGCAACGAATATTATGAAATTTTATTTAGAATACTGCGCGGAGAAAAACGTGTATTCAGAACGATTGACGAACACATAATCAGTTACATGATTTTCATGTCAGCGCATGATAAAGAAAAAAACAATGAATTAATGAAACATAATTTGAACACAATAACAGAAACATTTAAAGAAACATTTAAAGAAAAATTAATTGCTGTGGATATATCAGATTCTGAATGGTGTTTTAATATAATAACAATGATGTATTATTATTGTGAAGATTTATTACCACAAAGTGAATAATTTATGCATTAATTTATATATTATGATAATATATAAATCATATTATGGATTATGTTGACTATAAAAAATATGCAAAATCATATGTGATTAATTATTTACAGGATTTAAGTAAAAATCAATTAGATAACGCATTGTTTGATATTGATAAAAATAAAAAAAAATTAAACAAAAAATTTAATAAATTGCATGATAAATATATATATGGACAATTTGGCGGAAATTTTAATGACATGATGTCATATTTGAACACAATTGCGGCAAAATTAACGGCATTAAATACAAGTTATTCTGACGAAGACACAAATGGTAAAATAAAAAAAATGAAAGAAGAAATGGACACATACGTCAAAACGCATAATGACAACGATACCGGTCCAATAGTTTCAACAAATTTTTTAAATAACTTGGACGTATATAGATCAGCATATGATGGCAATACAATGAGTGCGGAGCAACATAATGTACCATTAAAAGAGGTCCAAGAATCGGAATTAAATGTTGTGAGTGAATCATATAATTTACTTATCGAACTAACAAAAAATCATGGAGTGGCGGATGTTGACACTGGTCCAGTTATGCATCATATTGATGCAGAAATTCATCGATTGAACACATTAAAAGAAGAAATTAATGGGAAAATTAATGAATTTAATGAACCGTATAAATATACATATGATGCAACAGAAATTAATGCGGCTATAGTTGACAGTGTTAGTGAATATCTTGTAAGGGTCGATAATAATGTTTTTAAAAATGAAACAACAAAAACAGAGGGCGCATATTTAGATTTATTAAAAGAAAGTACTGGTGCTAGCGTAAGTGGAAATGTCAGCGCAAGTGCAAACGGTAGCGCAAGTGCAAATGGAAGTGTTGGTGCTGTCGTTAGTGGTGATTTTTTAGATGATATATTTGCACCAAAATTAGAAAAATATATTCATCATGGTGGAACAATGGATGAGGTCACAACAAAATATTTAGAATACGAAGCAATATTAATTGAGGTTAATAAAAAAATTAAAGACTTAAATGAAATAGCGTTTCATGCATGTAATCACATATTATACTTAACATTAATTGCGACAAATCAAGTGTTCAATGCGAGTTCGTATAATGTGTATGTTTATATGAATAAGGGAACGATAACCATTTATAGAAAGACCATTGACGAAATATGGCAAAATATGAAAACAAATGTCGGCGGCGAAAATGTATATGCGCACTTTAATAAATATAATTATATTACAATATTAATGTTGCATAATTTTTTAGGTGCATTGGATGACGGAATGAAACCAAAACAAATAATAAACATAAAACACACATCGATAGGTACTCAAAAAAAATTTATGTTATTTAATTATTTTAGAAACGTGATAGATTCATATCGTGAATTATTTCAAAATAAATTATCAGTGTATGCCAGAATAAATAACATATCAGATAATTCAAAAGGTGAGGGTGATATTAAAATGTTTAAGTCTGGGTATGAAATGGGATCGCCCGATGCAAAGGTTAATAATGGAATTCTTCATGTTGATAATAAAGTATGCGGTGAGTTAAGTAATACTGATGAACAATTTAATTTTACTGAAGTATTCGACACATTAAATTATCCAAATAATGAAGAGATATCGACGAGCATGAATATGAATACACAATTAAAAAATGGTAAGGGGATTGTAGTCATAACATATGGGTATTCAGGAACGGGAAAATCATACACATTATTTGGAAAAAGTGGAACTGAAGGTAATGATGATGTTTCAGGATTGTTACAATCGACAATAAAAAATATAGATGGTCTGCACAGTGTTAAATTTAGGGTGTATGAATTATATGGTTTTGGTGTTAACTACAAAGATTATTGGGATAATATTGAAAATACATCTGATGAACATGTAGAATTAAATGGATCACAAAAAAAAAAACATAATATGTCATCGGCAGCATATCTACAAACAAAGAAACCTACGGACCCCGTCCCGGTCCAATCATTTTCATTACCTTTATCATCTTATTCGAGCTCTGTAGGGTCGAGCTCTGCAAAGTCGAGCTCTGCAAATGCAAAAGGTTATTCCAATAAAGATGGACCTAAAAAAACAGACATTGCACAATATGTTTTTGGTTATAACTTACGATTGTCGGGAGACAATATCGTGTTTCCTGATGATAATTCTGCCAAAATACTTCAGGGGGCAGAATTAAAAAAATATGTCAACGAGTGTAACAACGTAAAAGAAAGCAAAGGTGGTATTTATACTGAGATTCCTGGTCTATCGGTAAAAAATGTACTAAATAATTTGGAAAGTTTAACTAATTCCATTGAAGCTAAGCGTAAAGAAGGACATATAATTGATCCCGAATCTGAGCATGAAAATAAATTTGTGGTAAAAACAGTAAGAGAAACACCAAATAATACAGTTAGTTCAAGGTCTATTTTAATTTATGATTTTCAATTGGGCGTCGAAAATAAAACAGGTGATTCACCAGAGTACATACCTTTTATTGTCGTTGATATGCCTGGAAGAGAAGATATATATAAGACATATGTTAAACCAATATTTGACAGTGAAGTGTATAGAGCAATATTTAATGATGGTGAAATTGATCGATTGAAAATGTTGACATTATCTATGGCACTAAATCCGTGTGCTGTTCCTGTATTCGATGTCAACAAAAACACAATTTTTAAAGAAATTAAAATGATGATGAGTGAAAACAGAAATATATTTTATGGTGATGTCAAAAATTATCACGATACTATCACAAAAAAGAACATAAACGATGCAACGAAGACAACACTAAAATATATATATGAACGAATAGAAGAGGAGGAAAAAGAGAACAACGCATCGAGCAAAAAGCCAGCATCGAGCGAAAAGCCAGCATATTATGGATATACTGACACACATCAATTGATCGCGGTGTATGAAATATACATGATAAATGAAATTATTACAAATAATAATTTTAAGTTGCTTGAACATATGTATGAACGAATATGCTATGATAATATAAATGTATCCATTGAATCATCAAATATAGATAACATTGACTCTGTTCATATTAAAAAATTTAAAAATGGATACATTAGTGAAGGTGAATCTGGTGAAGATAAAAAAAAAAAATTATATTACGATTACTATTTGACTCCTCTCGAAGGAATATATATAAATGAAAATATAATGGGATTAATGAAATTTGCAGAAAAACGATTAATCACATCTAAACTCAAGGATGGCAAATCAAACATATTGAAACAAAATTCTGTCACGTTCAATAATTTGCGCGATGTAGCGAGAATATGGTTAATCGATAAATATGTTGAAAAAAAAGAATATGAATTACATGCGGAGCATCTTTTTGATTCTTTTGTATCAATTGAAATGCCGCAAAGATTACTAAAAAAAAATAATCTCCCAGCTGGTGCTTCTGCTTTTGGTTCTTCTGCTTCTGGTGCTTCTGCTGGCGTTGCTACTGTTGATACATTTAAATATGAACATATAAAAGCTGAACAAGGGGCAGCAGCTGAACAAGGGGCAGCAGCTGAACAAGGGGCAGTAGCTGAACTAGAAGATGAAACGAAAGGCAACATATTTGACGTGCTCGGTAAAATTAACGTTATATTAAAAACATATGAGGCGTATAAAAAATTAGAAAAATTCAAAAAGAATCCAGTAATAGAAAGTATAGATGACCCCCCAAAAAAAATTGACGGTAGGTTAAAAAAGAGTTTAACTGATACGGAAGCACAGTTTGAAGTATACAAAAAGAAATATAAAAAAGACACTTCGGAAGAAGAAAAAAACACAGTGCGAAAAGAAGTGAAAACATATATTGAAAAAAATAAATCGAAAATATCAAAAATATCATACTTATATGCGGAAGTAAAAAAATTGCTAAACGTTAAACATTATAATAATGAATTTGACAGATTAAATAATTATGAATCGAATAAAATATTCAGCGACAAAAATATATTAATAGAATCACTTCTTGGTCCATATTTTGAAAATATCAATGACTATAAAATATTTTATTTGTTTGGAAATTATGTGAATGACAATGAAAAGACACAATTTAAATGCAAACCACAAAAAGATTTATTGGACAACACAAAAGATTTTATAGACATGATTGTAAGCATGAATAAATAATTTTAATTAATATATCAATATAGTACATATATCAATATAATAAAAATGAGTGACATCGTGAGTAAAATAATGAGCGTGAAAGACGAAATTCCAGTTCATGTAAATAATTTATCTGGATTTGTTAAAAACGTCGCATTGATCAATACACAAATACACGAAATGTTTTTAGATAAAAATGATGCGCGCCAATTATTGCAATCAACGCATGAATTTGACAAATTAATAAAGAATAATAGGCATGAACATATGGTTAATATAATTCAAAATGGAAGCAATGATTGGATATATTTTATGACAAATTTTAACAATTTCATGAGTAAAATTCCCGAAGGTAATAATGTTCATACACTGGATACAATGATAACGCATGTCGATATCGAATTGCATAAATTGCTAGAAACATTAAAATTAGTGCATAAGCGTGTATTAGATGTGGAAATAAAAGATGGTGCTAGCAATAAAATATTATTTAAATTTGATGAAGTGGAAATTAGATATGTGGAGACAATAAATATTTATGATATTGCAACATTAAAAATTGAAGAATATACAGAAAATAATAAAAATATAAATACGCGCGGTCAAGAAATTGCAAAAACATTGGGCATGTTAATAACCAATGCATTTACGGAAGATATTTTAGCTAGGATATCTTTGCTTAAATCTGTAGATTATAGACCAGAAGTATTGGCAAAACATAACTTTATAAAAGGGTTGATGAAAGAGGGAAAATTAAAAGGTGGTGATATTAGTAGCGGCACAATAAAGAATATGTCCGACGTAATTTCAATATTTGAAGATATAAATATAAAATTTTATGAAATAAATGTAGACCTTAAAAAATATAAAGCAAATTATGA